CCGCCCAAACGACAACGACAACGCTGGTCCCTGACGACGCCCTCTGCGGCGAATGGTGGGTGACTGCGCTCGCTGTCGGCTGGGAACGTGACGAGTTAGAGACGCTGGACCGCATTATGTGGAACGAGAGCCGTTGCCAGCCTCACGTATCGTCGTCGACCAACGACCACGGCCTCGTACAAATCAACTGGACGACGTGGGAGCCTCTCGTCCTGAAACTGGGCCACGACAAGGAGTCGCTCTACAACCCGTCGTTCAACCTGGCGGTCGGGAAACTGGTCAGCGAGCAGGCAGTCAAGGCTGGTTGGTGTAAGTACCAGCCGTGGCACGGGTTCTCAGGCGACTACTGCGACTAACGAATGGAGGAACAATGACCGAACTCACCCCTGACTATGCGGACGACATCGTTGTCCGACTGGAGCACAACGCCAAACTGGGCGACAGTTTCATTACAAGAGACGCCAGCGAAGCAGCGAACTACATCCTCGAGTTGCGAGAAGTCGTCGACCACTATCGGGCGGTCGTCGACAACATGAACCACCACCTCAAAGTGGAACGAGAGCACGCCGACTTCCTCGCCTCTGAGTTGATGCGAGTCATTTCTGACGCCTCTGGAGCGAACGACGCCCTCCGCTCCCATCACGAACACAGGAGACAGCGGTGACAACCCAGGACGTACTCTTCAACGCTGGCATTTTCGGCGCATTCATCCTCGTTGTTCTCCTCACTCGAGGGCGACAGTGAAACGCTGGCAGGACAGAGCAGAGTGCCGTGGGCTGACAACCAACCTGTTCTTCCCTGAGAACCCAAACCAAACCAGAGAGGCCCGTCAGGTTTGCGCCCGTTGCTCAGTACGAGAGGACTGTCTGTCTCGGGCGCTCAACTTTGACCCGTCAGAGGACAGAGCCGGAGTGTTCGGAGCGACGACGCCCCGTCAGAGACGACAGTTGCGGAGGGCGACCCCCGAAATGATCCGGTGGAATCAGCGCAAACTGACCTACGAACTTGGCGCGTTTCTCCGCTGGGACAAAACGTCCGGACGGTTCGTCACCGAGCCGTCAGACGAGCGCCTCAACAGGTAGGTCTGCCTCCACCCGACGAGCAGTCCCACCGATGGAGTAGCCACGCAACTGGCCTGACTTGACCAAGTCCCACGCCCAGTCCTCCCACACCACACCGAGGAACGGGGTGTCAGCAGGGAACGTATACTTCGTTACGCCCTGACCAGGGACAGTCAGTTCGGCCTCGAGTGGGAACGGGACGGTCATCATTTCCACCATTTCGCCCGCCGCCTTGTCGGAGTGCTGTAGGTAGATCGTCCGGTCGCCCTTCCGCACCCAGTCCCACATCGCCCTCTGGAGGGTGTCGGCGTCAGCGAACTCACCGTGGGCGTCCTCACGGAACGGGACGTACGCCGGTCCAAGCGTGTACTTATACTCGGCGGCTTTCGCTACCCAGCCTGCGTCGGGTCGCTCCAACATGGCGAGTTTGTCGTCCAGGGTCAGGTGGTACGGCTCTGCGAGTTGGTGAACGAACTCGAGCTCGTCACAAACCAAGTCGTGGACGGTTTTGACTGCCTCGGTGACGTTGGCAACTTTGTGAGCCTGGTCGTGCCATTGAACCAACTCGGCAACGGTCGCCTTACCGAGCTGCCGGTTGGCGAACTGTTCGATCTGAGCGAGACGATCCGCGGCGGCATTACGGTCGGCGTAGCACCCGAACGACCTGCCGGTCTCAGAGTAGACGCAGAACTGGCCGTCCTCCTCACGGACAACACGCCGAACGCTACGGCGCTCATCGTCGCCAGCGCCAGCGTCATACTCAGGGCGCATACCATCACCGCCAGTCTCCTCACCGCCGTCCTCCTGACTAGGAATCATCGCCTCTGCCGCACGGTCCATCAGCGCCAGCACTTTACCGGCGAGCGCCCTCGAGTCAGGGAACATGACGAGCGCAAGGTACGCCTGCGAGAGACACGCCACCGGATTGGAGTAACCCATACCGTGGCCCTTCGCCGCCTCCCGAACCTGACCGAGCATGATCGCTTGGAGTTCGTGAACCAGGCCCATCGCCTCGTCAGCGAACTCTGCCATTCCACGACGAACAAAAGCCTGGTATGCGTCCAGCAGTTCGTCCAACGGGTCAATGGCTCCGTCGCCGTACTCGTCGTCGTCCTTCTCCTCGTAACCGTAGCCCTTCAGCACAACGGGTGCCTCCTCCTCGTTCTCACGGTTCGATCCCATAGACGGTCAGAGCGTAGCACCCTCTCAGAGAGGCGAGAGCGGAGGTAGGAAAGCGAGAGGGGTGCCGTCCCTCAGACGGCACCCCTTCTCAGAGGTAGGGTTGGTTGCGCTCAGGCGTTGAGCAGGCGAGCGATGTCCTCCGTGAAGAACACCGTCTGGCCGTCGCTGACCCTCATCGCCTTGATGGGGAACTTGCGGCGGCTTGTGGCGATTCCGCAGAACTTGAAGGTCTCGCCCTTGTTGGTGAACTCCTTGCCCAGCAACCCTTCGTTGAGGCCGTAGTATTTGCCTGACCGGAGGTAGGCGCTGGCCTCAGGCGTTGCTTCGTTCACTCCGCTGTCGCCGATGACCATCGGGGAAGCCTGAACCGTGAACTTGTACCAGTCCCCGTATTGGCTCTTGCGCTGGGTGGCCTCGAGTCCGTGGCGAGCGAGAATCTCGCCGACCGCCTCGTCGATCTCCTTGGAGATTTGGGTGCACAGTTCCTTGCTGACGTTGTTCATGGCAGTAACTCCTTTCGTCGGTTCCTGTTCTGCCACTCGTCACGATAGGGGACTGCGAGAGCCGTCGCAAGCGCTATCGCTCTCTTTCTCTCTTATGGCTTGCTACGCCAGGGTTGTCCTCTTATTGTAAGCGTCATGAACACGACGATGTATAACCGCTCCGGTTACGAGGCTCAGGTCACGCAACTCCCGACCGGAACCCTGGCGCTCCTCACGCCCTGCTGTCAGCTGCTCGCTCTGAAGCAGGAAGGCCGTGGGGAGAACATGGCGGTCTGCCACTGCGGAGAGGTCTACGGCTCTGCCCTGCTGGACCGGTTCGACAACCTCGCAGACCTCCACCGCTCTGGCTGGTCGGAGACCCCTCCGACTCTGGAGCCTGCGAAGCCTCAGAAGCCAGTCGCTCAGAGCGACGACGAGTGGGACGAGTTCATGTGATGAGCACGATTCACCTCATCGGACTAGGGCTGGTGCCAGCGAAGCGAGCCGTCGCACTCGAGGTCGGCGACGTCACCCTCTGGAACTATGGCTACCGGTACACGGTGCTGGAGGTCTGGCGCAAGACAGAGCATTTCGTCGGCGTGCGCTCACGGGACGAGCGCTCAGGCAAGGTCTACGAACAACGGTTCCGTACGAGCAGGCTCGTCGGGATCGACCCAACCACAAACCAGGAGGACAACTGACATGACCGGAGAAATCATCCGATGCGACGGGTGCCGTGAGCGCTTTACGAAGCAGGCTCCCGAATGGGACCAGTGGGTGTGGGCGGCACGCCACGGCTGGCGCAAGGTCGGAACAAACTACGAAGCGACGGTCTGCCCGACCTGCTTCGCAACCAAAGACCTGACCCTGTTCAACTGAGGAGGCCAAACCACATGACCACCGATAACAAGTTGATCGACATTCACATCGACTCTTGGGACGGCCCGATCCCTTTGGGTCACGACCTCGTGATTCACGAACGAGGAGGCGACCCCGACGACGGGTATGTGCTGTACGGGTTCGACGAGGTCGGCCTGTTCGACCACGAGTTCAACAAACCAACCTACTCATTCATAGGAGGCAACGAGAAATGACCACGACCAACGACACCTCACTCGAGCAGGAGACTCACGACTGCGGAATGGAGGACTGGGACCATCACTTCGATCCCGACTCCACCCTGGGTGACTACTACACCTGCTCGGTTTGCGGCGAACTCACTCAGGTGGGATGACATGACGCAGAAACAAGATCACCTGAACCTAATCCACTGCGAGTTCCAACAACTACAGGCTCGGGCAGTCAAGTTGACGTACGTCGACTACGACACCATCTACGCAATGATCGAACGTATCCGTGACGAGGAGGACAACTAACATGGGTAGCGCTGAACACATCTCCTACGACATCGCCCTCGAGTGCGTCCGTGGACTCACAGAGGACGAGGGTTTGGACATCTGCCTCCGAATCGCCAGGCGGTTCGGTTGGAACGACTCGTCGCCATTGTGGGAGTTCCTGAGCCTGATCGAAGGTCCTCGTTGTGCTGTCTGCCTGAACGGGCAACCGCACGACGGTTGGGTAGAGGAGGCTCCGCACTTCTTCCTCTGCTCTCAGCGGTGCGCCGACGCATACACCGCCAAGCCAGACTCACCTAGTCTTTAGACGACAGAGGGTGGCCCTCTGGTAGCAGGTCGGTATCAAACGCGGTTCGTGGGAACCGGCCCGTCCTGACCGCTTGAAGAAATACGTTGACTCTGGCGTACGCCCATTGCTCAGCAGACCGGACGTTCGGCCTGACCGACCCAGGGTTGTTCCGGTATGCGCCGACGCCTCGCTCAAACACCGCCGACAGCATCCGGACAGTCACCCGTTTCGCCGCACTCTGGTACTTGGCGTTGTGCTCCTCCACCAAGTCCTCGAGTCGTGATCTGACCTGAGCCGACACCTCTTTGTCGATCCGGTCGGAGATGTCACCGGCTGGCCTGAGCTCAGAGGCAAGTCGCAGCACCTGCCGGTCTGTTTCCGACAGAGAGTCGTCGTCGTTGACTGCGTACACCTGAAGGAGAACCGCAGGGTCAGAACGAGTCGCCTCCCGTGTGTCGCCTGCCCTCGTGATCTCGCCCGACCGAAACACCTCCACCACGACGCCAGTTCCCCACGTCGTCGGACCAGGAGGTTTCGGTACCGCATACTGGAACGCTCGCCCTCGCCTCACGGCAGAACCCGCGACCTTCGACAGCTCGCCGTCGTCGATCAGCCGGTCACGGGTGCGCTCAGCCCAACGCCAAGCGTCCTCTTTGTCGCCTCCCAAACCGCCACCCCACAACAACCATGCGACCTGACCAGGGGTCGGGCGCTCAGAGTCGCCGCTGACGTACGCTCTGGCTTTCTCTGAGTTGAGATCGACTCGGTGACGGGCGAACCATGCCGCCATACGGCGCACCTTCTCTGCGGTGACTGAGCCTCTCGCCATGCTCCGAGCCTCCCGTACTGTTTTCGGACGGAGGCCGTTACCGGCGAACTCAAGCAACTCGAGGCCACGGCTGGCGTTGCGAGAAACGTAGTCGGGGACCGCAACCATGACCGCTACTGTAGACGAGCGGCAGAGCGGAGCGGTCTACCTGTTAGGCGTCGGTGAACCGGATGTCTCCGAACCGATACGGGTCGCCGTCCTCGCCTGAGCCGACCAGCGGTGTCGGTGAGTAAATGTTCGGGTTCGGGTTGATCTCCACCGTACAGCGGCAGTTCGGGTGCGCTGGAGGAGCGTCGCCCGACCAACCGTTGCTCGCCTGAAACTGCTGGTCCAGGGGAATGGGTGTCGTCGAAGTGGTGCGCCCCAACTCCACACAGATCGGGCAGACGTCGAACGGGCCGACCTCCCACTCTTTTCGGGCGGTCTGCGAATCCAACATCCCAGCCTCCACCGCCTGCCGGTATGCGCCCATACGTCCGGCGTTGTTTGCTGTCAGGATCTCGGTGCGAGCAATCGTTCGTGCTCGAGTGCGCCGTAACCGTTGCGCGTACTTGTTGGCGTCCGCTCTGACGCGCTCCACAATCTTCGTCGGGTCGACGCCTCGCTCGCTGAGCTCGCCTGCCATCTGAAGCGACCTGTTGACGACGGCCTGCTCATACCGTTCGGTCAGCCCGTTGACGTTCGCCCCGAACATCTCTACGAACTCCTGTGCGGCAGGAGAGCCAGGACTGACCTGTTGGAGCGCTTCGATCAGAGGCCGACCGAGCGAACCTGGCGTCTGACCCGAAGCGAGCGCCTGAGTTACGAGCTGCCTGAACACGGCCCGTTGCTGACCGACCATGTTCGTAATGAGCGAGCCTGCCCGGTTCTGCGCCCACTCAATCGCCCGAGGGTCCAGTTTGTCGAACCGGAAGTTCAGAGCCGCGGTCGACGGTAACGGTTGCTCGGCTTTCCCGACTCGCCGGTAGGCGGCGGCAACTTTGCGACCGAGCTCACGAGCTGCGAACTCACCGGAAGCAACATACTGGGCGTGGAGTTCGTCAGCGAACTGTTCGGCGTACTGGGCGAGCGTGTCCAGGATGTCACGTTCGTACTCTCTACGTGCGTTCAAGTCGATGACGGCCTGCGGCGGCGGGGACTCGAGGGCGTCTACTGCGGCGCTGACAACTGCCGCAAGGTTTCGTTCCGCGGCTGACAGCGAGTTCACTCCTGGCGTTCGACCGGCCTGCTGTCCTGGTCGGCGTGCCTTGCTGAGAGGGAACCGTCCCCATAGGTCCGAGCGCTGGCGTGCGACCCGGATCGGGTTCCGCACTAGACCTCCTCAGACTGGCCGGTCGGCAGACCAGCAATCCCACGAAGGTAGTTCTCCAGGTTCTCGTCGGGGAACAACGGCGCTCCGGCCTGAGCGAGCGACTGGACGAACGAGCCGATGGAGCCGAGGTCGACGTTCGCCGGGGTGGAGTAGTTGAGGCTCGGTGCGAGCTCTTCGCTGACTCCGTTGATTCGCATTAGTCGTGGGATGGCGTGCTGGTTGAACACCTCGGTGATCTCAGACAGGTACGCCTCGAGTGAGCGGATGAACAAATCGATCTTGGAAACCGACAGAGCCTGGGTGCCGACTTTCTCGTGGCCGAGTAGCAGGAAGTCGGCGAGGACAGTCATTGCGATTCGCTGGTCGTAGCGAGCAATGATGGCGTCGGTGTCGAACTGGCGTTGCCCTCCGGTCGACAACAACTCGAGCTTGTACGCCGGTTGGTTTGTCTCAGGGTCGTAGGCGAGAGGGAACACGACGCCTTCCTGCTCGTCCCTCTTGATGTTTCGGACGATCTGTTTGATGGCGTCCAACGCAGCTCGTTCGTTGGCGGTGGCGTTGTCGGAGAGCAGGTGCGGAGGAACCAGGGCGACCGGCATACCGGCGAGGTCTCGTTCGATACCAATCGCTTCGATCTCAGAGATGCGCCGTTTGTAGTACCACGGGATGAAAGCGTTACGGAGAACCGACCGACCCTGCGGGTTGTTCAGTTTGGAAGTGGTGCGGAACAACAGACATTTCTCAATCGGAAGGAACACACCGCCCTTCTTCCTCGAGTTGGGGTCCATTTGGTACGCACCCCGAATGCCGCCGTTGTCGTCGAACTCCCACTTCTGAATGGTGTCCTGCGACCTCGCTGGCAACTTGCGCCAGCCGATCCGTCCGTCGTTGTACTTGGAACGGGTGCGAGGGTCGTTGGTGAAACCGCGTCGCCGTTTGTAGACAACCTCATGGTACGAGTAGCCGTAGACGAGGAACGACATGACTGACGCCAGAGTGTCAACCCAGGACGTACTCATGTCGGAGAGGCACTCGGAAACGAACTCGGCCTGAGCGATGGCCTGGTCGTTTTGCTCGTCTGCCGGTTCGACTGTCCAGTCGACAGCCCGAATCAACATCTCAATGGCGTGGAGCATCGCCCCGATCACGGGGTCGTTGTCTGCCATCTCTCGGTAGTTGGCGTACGCCTGCTTGCCTTGAAGTTGGCGAAGGAAGTCCTGACGGACCTCGCCAGCGTTCTGGTGGAGACCGGAGGAGCCGACCTCTAGGAAGTCGGTGGGCTTCGCCTTCGCTACTGGGGTCTGTTCGGAGGCGCTCACAACACTGAGCGTAGCGCACCTCGTAGGCGTTTGGCTGTCGGTACAGCAACACCCCCCACCCCTAGAGGTGGAGGGTGCGCCGTGCGTCGGCCTCGAGTGTAGCGCAGTTGGGGAAGGAGGGAGTGCGCTACCTCAGGTCGGCGACCTCAGGAGGTCCAGTCGTCGACGATGTCCAGCCACGAGCAGAGGCGGTCCAGCGCCTCGTCGTCGTCTCTCGCCTTCGGGTAGCAGATCTTGGCGCTCTTGAGGAGGGCGTTCCGCTCACCCATGTAGCGGTTCGGTCCTCCGTGGCCGTCGTTCTCAGCGTCGACCGTGTTGCCGTTCTTGCTCTTGATGACTGCCTGCCATGCGGTGCCGTACTTGAGGGCGAGGTGACCGGTGAGGCTGAAGTCCCAGTTAGCGGCTTCTGCGAAGTTGGCAGGGCAGGCGAACTCCCACATGTCCTTGTCGAACTCTTTGAGTTCGTCAGCGAGCTGCTTCAGCTGGTCGGTCGTGTTCCAGGTGGTCGGTGTCATGGCTGGTCCTTTCGTCGGGTTTGTTGCCATGCCGTCACGATAGCTCGAGTGCCAGCCGGTCGCAAGCCCTAATGGGACAATCGGGCAATAGCGCTTGCTACTGGCGCTCCCGTCTGCTTATCTTGGACGTATGGCAACCGACGAGAGAGAGGACCAGGCCATGACCACAGCAACCAACACCATGATCAACGAACTCACCGAGGCTTCGGACGGCGACGGTACAGAAGCCAGGGTCGCCCGACACCTGCTGGAGAGCGTGTGGCGCTACGCCAGCGCCACACAGACGGCGTCGAAGATGGCCTGCTACATCAAGGAGGACATGGCCCGAATCGACGAGCGCCTCCACGCAGGCCTTCGGGTCGACGAGGGCGACACGACCTCATGGCACCGCCGCCTCGCTGAGAGCATCACCGACCGCCA